TTAATTTTTCATTGCTTCGTTATGGGGCATGGTTGGGGCAAACTCGCTTAACTGTGTATTTAACAAAGCTACCTGTGCATTATTGTTTTCAGACATCCATTTTCCGTATACCTGAAATACCATTTGCGCATCTGCATGGCCCATCTGGTTTGCTATAAATGCCGGGTTAGCACCAGCTGTCAGCGACCAGCAGGCATAAGTATGTCTCGACTGATATGATTTTCGATGGCGGAGTCCGGCACGTTTTATCGCTGCGTCCCACATCTGCCTTATTGAGTCAACGGTAAAATGGTCACCATAATTTTTTACTCTCGCTGACACTTCAGGTTGAAAAACAAAGGTGCATTTTTGTTTTTCTGTTCTGCCATACTCTCTGAGGTGAACATCAATGATATGCTCTTTGCTCAGTCTCGTTAATGTCATCTGACTCCGGAGAGCGTCGATTGCTGGCTTAATAAGATGAATGACCCGATTGGTTCCCGCCTGTGTTTTTGGTACCGTGAAACGGTCTTTTGCTAAATTTCTCCTGATCATCATTGTTCCATTTTTCAGATCTACGTCCTCCCATCCAAGTGCACACAGCTCACCAGGGCGAACGCCAGTATAAACAGAAACACACCATAAATTTTTTGCTTGCTGATTTCTGCACGCATCGATAAGACGGATAAATTCTTCCCGCGAAAGAGGATCCGGAATGGTTCTTGATTCCTTTAATGGCGAGATCCCCTTAAACGGATTATCTGCCAGGTAACCGTTATCAACACCAAACTGGAACACGGCGTTAAGATTTGTCATGTAATTATTTACAGTTACAGCCGATCTCCCTGGTTGTGTAACAATATAGTTACTTTTGGGGATCTGGTATCCAGTCAGTAACTCTTTACGAACCTCCAGTAATTTTTCTTTATTAATCGATGAGGCAAGATTTTTTTCACCGATTATGCTCAGGATATTTTTGATGACGGCACGGTATGTGTTGAGTGATGTTTTGGCGACTTCAGTTTCTTTCAGTGCCAGAAATTTTTCAGCCAGTTCTTTTATGGTTAAATCTTGTCGGGCCTCACCAAATTTTTCCAGATTGCGTGAGGAGGGAAACTGTTTTGCATAGTCGAAAACACCAGTTTTTATTGCGTAACAAACAGAGGAGCGTAGTTCACCTGCAACGCGCCTGTTTTTTGCTGTGTCAGGAACCCCCAGATTTTCCCTGACTCTTACGCCTTTATAAACAAACCAGATACGTAATTTCCCTCCATGGTTTTCCACGCCTGTCGGATATTTCATTTCAACTTCTCTCATTAGTTAGTGTGGCTTTTAGTCAAGTAAGATGACGTCTTGGTCTCGCTGATGCCTGGCGCTCAATCCAGCGATCAATTTCTTCCAGGTTGTAAAAGCATGGACTGTTATCCCATGGCATACCGTCATGAGCGACATGCTTATATTCCCTTCCTTCCATAAACGATTTTTCCCGGGCCTTTTTTAACGTACCTTTTTTTATTCCTTTCAGCGCAATTAACTGCTCTTCGGATACCCATTTGCCGGGAGAGACAATCATGATTACTTCGCTCATCGATTTCTTTATCTCTTACATCAGACGAGCGCCGGTTGCAGAATACCAGTCACAACCGGCGACAGTTGAACATTAAGAATCAGCCTGACTCGGGATCAGTTTTTGCCAGATAACTGAAACGTATTTTGCCTGGTAACGGGCGTCATCAAGTGCATTATGGCGCTCACCTTCGAATGGAATAGCCGTTCTGGCATCGAAGTCTATGGCTTTCCCCAGCTCAACGATTGTGCGTACATCGCGATCGTTGTAGTAACGCCACGGGCAGGGGATCCCCTGCCGTTCGTATGAACGGCGCAAAATCGTGTTGTCGAAGTTGGCTCCATTTCCCCAAACCTGAACAAAAAATTCACCGGAGTTTTCGTCGATAAATTCCCGCAATTGTAACAGTGCATCATCTAACGGGATTTCATCGGTCATAATGGCAGATTGCGCTTCGCGTGATTGCTTAAGCCACCATTTAATGGTGTCCCGATCAATGACTCCGCCAGCAGTTTCCAGATCGATAGTCTTACTAAATTCCGGTCCCATATCTCCGGTTTGCGGATCGAAAAATATTGCACCTATTGAGATGATCGGGGCATCAGGATTTTTTCCCATGGTTTCAAGGTCGATCATTAGATGGTCACACGTCCTGCTGGTGGATGTGATTTCGTGATGACCGTTCACCTTAATTGAGTGATCTGCCGTCTCGCCAGTTTCATTATCGCTATCGTGATGCTGATTGCCGTCAGTGTTCTCCTTGTGTGGATGTTCAGCGCCTTGCATTTCCTCCGGATCATCTTCCTGAACTTCAACCTGATACTCTTCATCGAATGTTTCCTGGTATGTTGCGTCGCCCATCACCGCGCCACAATCAGGGCAGTTGCCGCCGCCGGTCTGACCGCAGGCGGTGCAGACTTTTTCCACTTCCTGTTGCGCTACTGGTTCAGGCTGTTTCGTTACTGGCTCGTTTTGTAACGCATTTGGACTGTTTTGTTCCGCTTTTTGGTAGTTCCGTTCCGATTCATGCTGGTTCTGGTTCACAGAATCGCGGGTCTGGATCCCCTTAACCCATTTCGGATCATTCGGGTCACTAATCCCTTCAACAAATTCACCACGTGATGCAGCAAGCAACTTATCAGCGTCAGGCTGGCTGATATTGGCTGCCTGCATAATTTTGTTTACTTCGTCAGCGGTAACTTTTATCGGCTCTGGTTGTTCTGAATCTTCAGCGGTATCTACATTTTGCGGTAAGCCCGTGTATGTGCCATTTTTTCGGGCAAAATATTCTTCTTTTGTGATTTCAGTGGCGCCAGCAGCCAGTGCCTTATCCAGACCAGAAAGTTTGTTTGCGCGACCGTATTTTTCTCCGTCCTTATCTGCGAAGAGGAAATAGAACGGCCCCTCACGCTCTACAGATGGTTCAGCTTCCGGCGCGGTTTCATTTTTTGGGATATCAGATACCTCAGTTTCCACTGCATCAGTTTGTGTTTCTGATGACTGGAGAACATCAACAGTGCCCAGGTCTGTTTCTTCATTCTCAAACACGCCCTTTGTCGTCAGGTATTCGCAGATATATTTGTTCAGTGCTACGGGATCTTTGTGAATGTCGATCGGACGCTCACGGACAAGGCCAAAAATAGTCTGGCGGTCGTAGCGAAGGGCATCAGGCTGTTTGCGCATTGATGCCGAGATACGCTTCCAGTCTTCGCGGTCGTTGTCGATAACTTCTTTTTTTGCCCAGCGATGGATGCTGCCGTCAATGTTTCCGGCATCCACATCACCAGGCCAGAGAGCGTAGGCCAGTTCGTCATCCAGTGTTTTCCATGTCTGCTTGTATTCGCGATGAATGGCAGCAATGACCGGGCTGATTTTTCCTGTTGAATTTTCAGTGTACGGTTGATTGGCTCTGGCGCGTGCGAGATCAACAACAGACGTGTATTTTCCGGTTTCCTTGCGTTCACCTTCGCGACGTTTTTTCCAGATGCGCATCTCTGCCTGAATTTCGGGCCATTTAGCACCAGGAATACATTTATGCTTAACCCACCCAATGGCGTGCAACTTAAGCTCCGGATACATGGCGTTAACTTCTGGCATTTTCATCAACGCTTCAACGATATGTCCGTCGAATGTTGCCATGTCTTCCTGCAACAATTCCTGTGCGCTAATAACCATATCAACGGTGATGTTTTCACATGTGTCGAACTTAACCATGACAGCGTTCTGTACTTCAGGGGCCAGCTTGTCAAAAGTGACGTTCATCGGATCGGATTCAGTCTCATTCGGGACAAAAGAAGCAGACTCCTCATCCCAGCGGTTTTCCTGCATATATTCAGCATCCCATGAATCGAGGGCAGGGCGGGGTATGCCAGGTTTATCCTCGCAGACAATAAATTTATAAGCGCAGTCCTGAGCAGCCGGATAATGTTCCAGGAATTGCCAGTGAAATTTTGCTCGAGCACGGCGTTCGTCGCCAGCTTCAATGGCTGTGGCTACAGCCACAGCGCCTTCTTCCCTTGTTGCCAGTTCGTCAGGAATAGCGGCGCAAATAAAGACTTTACTCATTTTGTTTTAACCTCATGACAGATTTAAGGATGAACAAATCCCTGCCATTGCTGGCATATAAGAATGAAACCGGATATTTATTACGGAACTGTTTTAAAGACCTGCCGGGATTTCGATATTATCCTGGTTAATAACTTTATCGACCGGGTAACAGTTACCGGGAATTTTCTGTTCGGTTGCTGCAGTCATACACTCCTGCATTGTCCTGTGAACACTGACTGCAATATCAACTGGCACTCCGGAAACAAGAAAAACTGTCAGAACAAGCGCAAATGCTGAATTCATTGTGCACATCCTTTTGGCATCAGACGTAAACGAGCCAGCATTGAAACAATGCATATTTTATTTAATAGCTCCCGTTCTTGTTTTCTCTTGTTAATGGCATCTTCAGTAAATACAGGGTTACTGATAGTGACACCAATTTCAAAACAACCTTCAGACGTATTAACGTTTGGTAATAACGTTTTCATTATCGCGTCCTCAACAATAAATTTTGTGATGCAGTGCCTGGTGCCTCCAGGTGACGTTAACCAGTTAACAATTAACGTCGGATACAGAGAATCCACCCATAACACTGTTTTTGGTTTTAACTGTTCCGCGTGCGCTTAGCCGCATTCACCGCATAACAAAATTCACTTTAAAAACGGCGGCAGAGCAGTCACGGAGTAAAACTGATACCGCCAAACGTCACCAGAAAATTGATAACAGAGGGCGTTGCAGCGGGGTTGTCACTTAAGCGTATGGTCAACCTGACAACCCGGTGTCCTCAACGGGGAAGGAATAACCCCGCCATACTTACCGCCGCGCCATTTTGCGGGTTGCCACAACCGGAAGCGCACGGTCGAATTAAATTTAACGACACCGTACAGTGAGACGAACTTCGCCGTGCGCTTTCGTGTTGTGTGCCTGCTTTTAACCACGTCAGGCGAGGTGGTATCCTTAAAATCACCACAGTTTTAAGGATTCATTAAGCAATGTCGCAACCACCAATAAATCCGCTTAAGAACATGAAAATTGATTACTGGTATAAAGCGCTTACAGTTGTTGGCGCTGCGTTGTTTGTCTTTAATGGAACGTCTTTTTTTGACAGATATCCCGTTGTTCCATTGGGTTTTTTGTCCTCCGGCATCTTTTTTATTGGTTTGGGGGAGTGGATTAATCACCCTCTCAAAGTGAGATTTATTGGCCCTGGAGTTTGGACTCGTGGATATAATCGTTCTTCGTGCGCACTCGGTATCATCTTCGACATACTTGGTTGTTTCCTGATTGTTACAGGAGTCGTCAAGTTCTTCTGATGTAAAACCGCAAATGGGGCACGTAACGGGAATTTTGAAAAGCGTTTCTCCGGGTTCCAGAACAAAATTTTCTGCGGTCTGATTTTGCTTCTCATATTTGTGCTCCGCGTCATTGTGAGAGCACATTCTTATTCTGAGTGCCTGTTTAAACTCACTGAAGCTGAGAGCTTCTTCGCCTTCGGCAAGGCCTTCGAAGTATTCTTCGTAAGCCTTTTCCATGATTGTGTCGAAATCCATATCACTCACCTGAGTTTCTTTCCAGCCAGCGACGGGCACCATTTTCGGTTTTAAACGTTTTGCTTTTGGTATACGTCATCGCGGTGAACGTGCCGTCCTGGTTGGGGAACACGCCACATACCAGAGATTCGCTGTTGCCAAGATCGATAGTATCCATGCTGACCTCATTTCCCCTTAACGCCGGGGTAGCGGAACTGTTTGCTGAGAACACCGTGCGGTGTCTTGATGGAAAGTAATTTAGAATAACCTAACATGATAGGCAAGTGTTTTTTGTTAGATTGGTCTAACAAAAAGAGTGGGCGCAACTAATCACTTGAAAAGAATGTTATTTTATTGATTTATTTTTACGCGCTTTAAGCATTTCTTCGAAGAGTTTGTTGAAGTTTTCTACTCTTGCGCGCATTTCAGACAGCAAGGCTTCCTGCTCGGAAGATGGAAGAGCATCGAATAATTCGATCAATTCTTTGTGGTTGGGAGTTAGCTCTGTTTCCACATGAAGTTCTTGTGCAGGCACTGGTGCCTTGTCTTCGTCACCAAACATTAGCCATGTAGGTGAGCACTTCAGAGCATCCGCTAAAGCAAACAATCGTTTTCCGACTGGCTGGGTTTCGTCTCTTTCCCATTGTGAAATTGTGACGTGAGCAACTCCAGCGAGGCGCGCAGCTTCTCGTTGTGTTAAGCGTAATTCTTTTCGTCGCGCCAGAACTCGCTGGCCTAGGGTTCTTGTATCCATAGTTAGGTAATTCTAATTTTTCTTGACTTAGATATCCCGCGCACAATAATGTTAGAAAAGTCTAACAAGAGGGGGCTTTGATGCTTAAAGTTGACGCAATTACTTTTTTTGGCAGCAAAACAAAGCTTGCCAATGCCGCAGGAGTGAGACTGGCAAGTGTTGCTGCTTGGGGGATACTGGTTCCTGAAGGTCGCGCGATGCGTCTACAGGAGGCATCTGGCGGGGAGCTTCTGTATGATCCCAAGGTTTATGACGAATATCGTAAGACGAAGCGGGCGGGGCGGTTGAACAATGAAAATCACTCCTGAACAGGCTCGTGAGGCTCTGGATGCCTGGATATGTCGACCAGGAATGACACAGGAGCAGGCGACGATATTAATCACTGAAGCATTCTGGGCTTTGAAAGAGCGCCCGAACATCGATGTTCAGCGTGTCACAGATGAAGGTGGCGCGGTTGATCAGCGAGCGCTTGGCGTTAATCGAGTGAAGATATTCGAACGCTGGAAGGCTATCGACACCAGGGATAAGCGTGAAAAGTTCACGGCGCTAGTGCCTGCAATTATGGAGGCTATCCGGATTAATGATTTCAGGTTGTATCGTGAAATTAGTGACGGAAAAAGCATCACGTACATGATCGCCGGGTTAAACAAAGAATATGGCGATGTGGTGGAGTCCGGACTGCTTTTTGCTGATCCTGCCGTAGTGGATCGTGAAACTGACGAACTTATAGAAAAAGCAATTGCTTTCAAACTTGCGTATCGACAGCAATACCAACAAAAAGCTGGATGGAATTATGAGCCTTCTTTTTGCTGAACGCCCACTGGTTATAAACACACAGCTTGCGATGAAGATTGGCTTAAATGAAGCCATTGTGTTGCAGCAGTTGCATTACTGGTTGAGAGATACCAATTCCGGCATGGAATGTGATGGTGTTCGCTGGATTTACAACACAACGGAACAATGGCTGGAACAGTTCCCATTCTGGTCAGAGTCAACGTTAAAGCGCGCGTTTGCAAGTCTGAAAACGCTGGGGCTTTTGCGTTGTGAAAAGCTCAATAAATCAAAGCGCGATATGACCAATTTCTACACGATTAACTATGGGAGCGAGCTTTTAGATGATGGCAAATTGAGCGAATCCATCGGTTCAAAATGCGCCGCTCCATCAGGTCAAAATGACACGATGGAAGAGGTCAAAATGAAACGCTCCATTGGTTCAAAACGACCCAATGTCATCGGGTCAAAATGGCCCGATGATCCTACAGAGAATACAACAGAGATTACTACAGAGAATAAAAACACTTTTCGTCCGGAAGCTTCGCAACCGGACCCGCAGACGGCTGAACAGGATTTTTTAATCCGGCACCCTGGCGCAGTTGTGTTTAGTGCGAAAAAACGCCAGTGGGGTAGCCAGGAGGATCTGGCGTGTGCGCAGTGGATATGGGGGCGGATCGTGGGTCTCTACGAACAGGCCGCCAGTGATGATGGCGAGATCATGCGACCAAAAGAGCCTAACTGGACTGTCTGGGCCAATGATGTGCGCACAATGCGGATGCTGGATGGCAGAAGCCACAGACAAATTTGTGAAATGTTTGGTCGGGTACAGCGGGATCCATTCTGGGTAAAAAACATCATGAGCCCGTCAAAGCTCCGCGAAAAATGGGACGAACTGGTCATCCGCCTGGGGCGTTCACCTGTACAGCGTTGTGTTAATCATATTTCTGAACCGAATACAGAAATTCCGCCTGGTTTCAGAGGATAAGTTTTGATTTCAGGTCATGAGGTAATTTTAAGGGGGACTTGTGGCAAAAGTTTTTACACAAGAAGAGCGGGAAAAAATTAAAGGGCAGGTGGTGGAACTCGTGCGCCAGAGCGGTCGTGAGACGTTACGGCAACTGGAAGCTAAAACAGGTGCGACTAGATATCTGATGAGCGTTCTTGCCAGAGAGCTGGTTGCCAGTGGCGATGTATACAACTCCGGCTACGGGTTATTCCCGTCTGAACAGGCGCGTAAGGACTGGCAAAACGCCCGCAAAAAACTCTCGAGGGCAAAGGTGAAGAAAACAGCTGTGGTTGATCCGGACCTTATCTGGTCGTTACCTGATGGAGAAATACGTCGCTACGACAGTCGCCTAAACATAATCTGTCGCGAGTGCCGGATGAGTGAAGTTATGCAGCGCATACTGGCATTTTATCAGGGATAATGTTAGGTATTTTAGACGTTACTAGATTAAAAAGCATTAGTTCAGGAGTGAATTGACATTCTCATTTTTCATGGCACAGGGTAGATCTGGCGTGGTTGTCCGCTTTGTGCCAAAAGCGGACATCGAATAATTTCAGCAGCACTCAACCTTATTAACCAAATCGCCTCAACTCATATGGACATGCATCCGGAAGTGCCAACTTCGTAAACTTATTCACTTTAAGTCTGAGCCTCACTCTCTTGGCCATAAGTGGCTTGCCAGTATCTCGCCGTAGGGTTCATTAGAATGTGCAATACAAGCCACCATGCAAAAATGCAGGGAGGTTGATTGTAGTAACCGGCAGGCACATATCCGTGAGCTAGTTGATTTCGTAAATCACCATAGATTTTATCTACCAGTAAGGCCTGAAGATTGCCAATTATGTCTACGCCGAAAGCTTCAATAATCAGTGGATTATCTAGTAATCCCTTGAGTCCATTTCGCTCTTGCGAACCGTCCCCGTGAAGCTGCGATGGTTCCTCACCTTTAATTTTAGCCACATATCTCAGACTATTTTCGATCTGGGGAATCAACACGTGGCATGCCGTCATAAAATCTCCATTGAAACCGCAAACCATACCCTTGATGAAAAACTCTTCATGCCCAAACGGGATGAAGGGATGATTGATGAACATATCGCGAAAAAACGCCTCCGAGATTGGATATTTCATTGTGATCTCATCTGTAGCAGGAATAATTTGCCCAGCTACTGCCAACTCATGGTCGATACGCATTCTCGTCATCATTATGGGCCAAATAACTGCCCCATTTGCATCATCAATCCCCAATCCTGCGGGTATGCGAGCAAGTGTCATTCCCTCATGATCAATATGTGTTGATCCAAACATCCAAGCTATGCTGTTGGCCTTTTGTTCTATTGCTTGAGCCTTAAGTCTCTCAATGCTGGTTGGCCGACAGACCAGCATCGCAAGTCTGAAAACCATATCAAACAAATCTCTTCCGACTACCCGACTCTTGGCTTGATGGACAATCTCACTAATATCTTGAGGGGGAGACTGAAGGATAGACATCTGGTGACGGGATTCGATTTGGTAATCACGCATTTCTTCATACAGCGCAAGACGTTCTATTCGGGTTCCTGGAATATTAGCCAGTGCTTCAATAGCATTCTGCATGCAGGCTGCCGAAATCATACCGCCATCTTGGAATTTTGACTCTTCCAGATGTGTATCGGCAAGAAGCCGCCAGAATTCAAACTGTGTATCTCTGTCACAGCACCTATTCGCAATCGGGATTGCGGTTTTACAGGCATCGACGGCAAATGAAAATAATTTTTGAGCCAGATAGTTTTTTGTCAGAAACAGGAGTTCCTGGGCAATAAAAGATGGCTCACTCACTTTACAGTCGATATCGAGTTGCAGGAGTCGCAGCGGATAAGGTGAATCGCCTTGTTCTCTGGTACGTTCATACTCTGCTAGTAGATGTGCCGAAAGCTGATCAAATTCATCCCTGAAATCAGTATGCTTTCGAAAAAAACAACACAGCCTAAGCGCACGCTCTAGGCGTTCTAAAGCACTAACCCACGTCCCTTGCGATGTCATAATAGCTATACTGGACGCATAATAAGCACGGACTGCCAGCAAAGGAAAACGGATTCCACCAATTTTACGAACCCAAAGTGTATCAGCAATACGAGCTTGAAGTTCGGGTAGCTCTATCGTCGGGCAAAATTGAGAAAGTACCTCCAGCGACAACCCGTTAATGTCATCCGGAATTGCAGATCTACCTTGGCTGCTTTGAAAGCACGGACCAAATGGTACCTGTGGATTTTCGGGACGAAAGTGAAAACCGCAAATATGGGTTAGCAGTCTTATCTCCGCTCTTCCATCACCTAGGCTAGAAAGATACTTTGTGATATCAAAGCAGGTAACTGGCAGCTTACTCTGGATTAAGGGGGATAAATCAATAGTGTTAAGTTCGTCGAGGCTGATATTAATATCGTCCATGTCGTCACCTTGATGATTTGTTAATGCGGGGGCAACATTAATAAATGTACTTGAGACCGCAATTTGTCGATGGAGCCAACATTTATAACTATGTGCTTCTACCCTCTGAATTTTTACATGTGAATTGCTAGCTTGAATAGCTCTATCATTATATACGTGGCACTAAATTATGGCTGTTTTTCGCTCAAAGCGGACTAGAAGGTTAGCTTGTGTCGGACTTTGCGTATTAAAAGAAGTGCTGGTGGTGACTAGTGGTTGTGCCCCATTTCCACAGAAAAAATCAGAGAAACTATACCCAATAGTTGTATTGAATCACTGACGAGACAGCCTCATATTCATCAGGACTGGTCTACGTCCAATACAGGAGGTTGTGGTGCTGGTTCTCAAATGTGCGCTGGCTATTACGGCTGTAATGGCGATTTATTGTCTTGCTATTGTTCTTATGGATCGCCTTTCTGACTGATTTCACATTGGCGAGGTAACGGTAGTTAAGTAGAATGGCTGCGGGTGCTTGAGGCTATCTGCCTCGGGCATGAACACCAACGGCAGATAGAGAAAAGCCCCAGTTAACATTACGCGTCCTGCAAGACGCTTAACATTAATCTGAGGCCAATTTCATGCTAGACATATGTAGGTTAGCCTCTTACGTGCCGAAAGGCAAGGAGAAGCAGGCTATTGTTAACACCAAGCTGTAATGTCCCCTTTGAACCATTCTAAAATGTCCCCAGACAATTCTCTGGGGGATTTTTCATGATCAAAGAGACTGTTACGATGAGTCATAAGGAACTCCACCGACTTCAGATTATTCAGGAGTCAATTAATCGACATATTACTCAGGAACAAGCTGCGGCACGCATTGGCATTTCTATTCGGCAGGTTAAACGTCTGGTGCAACGGTATAGAAATGAAGGGCCTTCTGGTCTGGTTTCCCCCCGACGTGGAAAGCGTCCTAATAATTCCTTTTCTACTGAATTCAGAGCAACAGTAATTTCACTCCTCAAAGGCCGTTACGCTGATTTTGGACCTACGTTTGCGTGCGAAAAATTGCGTGAGATACACGGTTTATCTTTATCCGTTGAAACTCTCAGAAAGTGGATGATAGAAGAGGGGGTATGGCGTGAACGCCGTCGTAAAATTGCCCGTATATATCAACGCCGCATGCGACGACCATCTTACGGTGAACTGATCCAGATTGATGGCTCACCTCATGACTGGTTTGAAAATCGAGGCCCCAGATGTACACTGATCGTTTTCATTGATGATGCCACCAGTGCGTTGATGGCGTTGCGTTTTGTGCCTGCTGAAACAACCCGGGCTTACATGGAAACCCTCCGGGGTTACCTTAATGATCATGGCGTACCGCTCGCTCTCTACTCTGATAGACACAGTATATTCAGGGTAAATAACCCAGAGCGGGAAGGTGAGCTGACCCAGTTCACTCGTGCGATAAAGACACTGGGCATCGAGCCAATCCATGCCAACAGCCCGCAGGCAAAAGGGCGGGTAGAGCGCGCCAATCAGACACTACAGGACAGGCTGGTCAAAGAAATGCGGCTTCAGAATATCAGTGATATTGAAACAGCAAATGCATGGTTGCCGACCTTTATTGAAGCCTATAACAACCGGTTCGCTACGTCGCCTCGTACTACTGATAATGCTCATCTTGATGTGCACCATTCTGAAGAGGAACTGGGTTATATCTTCAGCCTACAGGCGAAGCGCGTTCTGTCTAAAAATCTCACTTTCCAGTACAAAAGCAGTGCGTTTCAGGTACGCAGTGAGGGCCGGGGATATCGACTTAGGCATTCGGTTGTTACTGTATGCGAGAACTTTGACGGTGAAATTAACGTTCTGTATGACGGGAAAGCGCTGGGCTGGGAAAAGTATGTTGATGGCCCGGAGCCTATACCACTGGATGATGAAAAGAGTGTCCATGAACGAGTGGATAATGCCCGTATTGATTTACGCTCAAAATACTATGTTAAACCTAAAGCTGACCATCCCTGGCTTACGCGCCGAACGCAAAGTCATCAGCAAGTTAAGCCCCCGAAGTTACCTAAAAAGAAGCCTGATCCCGATAAAAAAGATTGAAACCAAGATCGATTCGGTTGAGTGCATATCCATTCATAGGGTAGATTCTTAAGTCGCGTTTCTGGTGTTCATTTTCGGGTGGTTTGTTACTTGTTTTACCGGGGATATGCCAGAAACGCGCTGAGTCAGTCTGGGCGGTGCGCGTAATGAGGCGTTATGGCAAATAGCCTATGCTAATGTCCGCTAAGAGCAAGAAGCGGAAGTTGGCAGTTTTGTGGACTGTCCCCACAAAAGTGACTACAGAAATAGTTGCAATTCTATAATTGATCATGGGTTGTCAGTTAAACTCGTGGCGATTTAAATAGACTAATTGGGAGTGCGTCCATTACTTATATCTTGTAATGTTAACTATCAGAAATGATACAAAGATAATATGTCTTTAAAGAAAAGGCTGATGGCGAAAAGTGGCCCGATGAGGGCCACAATACGGCTGTCACTTAGACGTAAATATCAATGGTGCCAGCGGTATTTGTATCGTCTTTTTTCTCTTCTTTTTTATCAGGCTGAACTGTCGCGTCTTCATTCTTTTTCTCTGCCTGCTGCCTTAACAACTGCTCCAGTTGAGCCCAGAGGCTTTCAATTTGCTTCTGTACCAATGCAGCTATTTCTTTTTTCTGCTGTGTCGTCATCCCCTCTTCCGATGAGATTTTCCCAAGCTTTTCAGTCAGCACCTGAATTTGTCTTGTGATTTTGGCTATTTCTGATGTTCCTTCCGGGGCGGAGTTGTTTGAAATAACGGTTGAGGTATTTCCCTGAATTGTGACAGACATAGATTTCTCCTTTTAAAAAAGCACTATCGGTATGCACAAAAAAATCTTTAATCGTATTTCTTGTGTCATTAATTGTTTGATGTTCAGATTGTTTTCCTCGCGGGCTGGCGCGCCTCAGAAAGTAAAGCTTGTTGACAGGGGTAAACGTTCGGCAATAATTTTCTGCCGCATGCGGGTGTTGCATAAAACGTGCTACGTTCCTTTATCGACAGGTCAGGTCACCGCTCACCCGCCGACGAGAAAGCAACACTGACATGCTAAAGCAAAAAATAGATGAATAAGTTGAGTTGTGCATATGTAGCCTGACCGTCACAAAGTATATGGTGTCTGTACCAGTAAGATGATGGCCGGACTCTTTAAAAACGAGCTGACCTGCACAATACAGGATGGACTTAGCAGTGGCTGCTCCTGGCACAAAGCGGACAGTGATCACCGTTCTTACGACTACTTTCTGACTCCCTTCGTGACTTGCCCTAAGCATGTTGTAGTGCGATACTTGTAATGACATTTGTAATTACAAGAGGTGTAAGACATGGGTAGCATTAACCTGCGTATTGACGATGAACTTAAAGCGCGTTCTTACGCCGCGCTTGAAAAAATGGGTGTAACTCCTTCTGAAGCGCTTCGTCTCATGCTCGAGTATATCGCTGACAATGAACGCTTGCCGTTCAAACAGACACTCCTGAGTGATGAAGATGCTGAACTTGTGGAGATAGTGAAAGAACGGCTTCGTAATCCTAAGCCAGTACGTGTGACGCTGGATGAACTCTGATGGCGTATTTTCTGGATTTTGACGAGCGGGCACTAAAGGAATGGCGAAAGCTGGGCTCGACGGTACGTGAACAGTTGAAAAAGAAGCTGGTTGAAGTACTTGAGTCACCCCGGATTGAAGCAAACAAGCTCCGTGGTATGCCTGATTGTTACAAGATTAAGCTCCGGTCTTCGGGCTATCGCCTTGTATACCAGGTTATAGACGAGAAAGTTGTCGTTTTCGTGATTTCTGTTGGGAAAAGAGAACGCTCGGAAGTATATAGCGAGGCGGTCAAACGCATTCTCTGAACCAAAGCATGACATCTCTGTTTCGCACCGAAGGTGACACTTCTGCTTTGCGTTGACATGGAGGGGCTATGATGCCACAGCGAACGTTTTTAATGATGTTAATCGTCGTCTGTGTGACGATTCTGTGTTTTGTCTGGATGGTGAGGGATTCGCTTTGCGGATTCCGGCTCCAGCAGGGAAACACAGTGCTTGTGGCAACGTTAGCCTACGAAGTTAAACGTTAACGGGCAACACGGCGGCAGGTTTTCTGCCGCCGCTTTGTTGCGAAGGCTGACCTCATTGCGCCCTTTCTTCTTCAATGAAGCGTATCCGGTATTGTTTCATTTCCCCTGAAGCCGATTAGCTCCAGCCGAATGCCTTTGCCATCCGGGGCCACGTTCTGCATTTCGCAGATACCACGTCGGGTCATGAGTGTGAAGGCTGTCATTGCCAGCATGGCTAACGCATTTTCCTCGCTTCCGCTGCGTTTCTCGAGAGCATCGGCAATTTCTTCTATGCTCCCCACCTGAAAGCAAGAGTCGAATTCTTTACTCCACTTTTCTGACATCGGATTTTCTCTCTGTATTTATGGGTAGTTATCGAACTGAATGTGCCAGTTTTTTCAGGAGACGGCAAAGTTGAGATGGTTGGTTCTGATTCAAAGCATGAGTTTCCCCGGTGTGACGGGCATGTCGGGCGGATTTTGAGAAACAACAGATGTAAAAAAACCGACTGGTGAGGTCGGTTTTTTACTGTTCCGTTACAGAGTGGGTGGCTCTGGTCGGAAAAGAACTGTCTATAACTGACTTGTAGATAGTACGTCTGGAATTATATTTCTGCAAGTACTGGATAAGTGTATACTCGGCATGTCAGCTCTGAGGCATGTTCTGTCCGACATATTGTTCAGCGGGAAGAACAGGTTGCAAGTCCTGGCCAAAACATCAGGTGGTGCTGGTTTTGGTGCTCTGGTCGGAGAAGAACTGTCTATAACTGACACTATAGAAACCGTTGTGACAGGCAGTGTAAGAGCGAACAACGGGGTTCTTTCTCCAGTGATGGAGAAGCGGATGATTAATCTGTTAATCATCGTTCTCAGGGCAGTAGTTGCCGTTGCAAACGCGCTGATTGCTGTTCTGGAACTGATCCGGGAACTTGTCGACTGATAAGCCCGGAAACGTAACTAAGGGCAGGGAGTTACCGCTTCCTGCCCTTTAACAAAAAGAGATCTCACGTTAAAAATTTGTACCCTTCTTTAACTTCCAGTGCCTGCTCCTTTGACTCAAACATCAGTCTTGTTTTCCCGGGAACACCCCATGAAATGTATTCAACATCTATCCACCATTTTCCATATTCTTCATATGGCTCGGATATTACTTTTTTGACAAAGGCGTCTACCAGATTCATTGTTTTTTCCTTTTTGTGTTGAAAATAATTAATGCCAGAGCACAGCGAAAATAATGAATGCGCTGGCTGTGATAATTGCGATTTTCTCCCATATGATATTTTTCTTATAGGGGTTTCTACGGAGATTATTTCTTCGCATTAAAATATATTGGATATATTTATTCATGAATAAGAGCAGGTGTGGGATTTCCTGCTCTTTTTGTTGGCGTTATTTTACATGCTTCCAGACAGAAGCCGGTACTTTGTCGTACAATTTGTTCATTGTCAGTTCCGCAAGGTGATGATCAACTGCAGAGTTGAATGCTTCTATTTTATCCGAGGCTAAAGTGCCCTGGTTTTTAGCAATAATTTTCTCAAGTGTCTTTAAGCTGGAACAGCGACGTAACTGATATAACCATTCCTGTTTTGTTTTTTCCATAAATAGGTCCTTGGGGTTATTTAATACGGCATAAGCTATGTGTTGTTGCAAACAAAAGCCGGCTCATCTGAACCGGCAGTTATGGAGGCTGCTTATCTTAAAATACTTCAGCTACAGGCATGCCTGCAATCTGCTCCCACTCTTTACGTTTTGCCTGAATCAGGCGAGGAAAATCGACAGAATAATCGTATCCTCTTTCTGCCATTGCGTGCAATGTGTTTGCAATAGAACGAGCAGAGTTAACACCAATAGACAATTCTAACATTGGCATATTGACATACTTTGTGTGTATTTCCATACAGTTTTCTCTTACTACTGTCCGTGTAAAATTATCAATATCAATGCCAATGACATCTAATGTTTTATTGGGGTAAAGCCGAATATATAACGCAGTACCTTTTCTGATATCAATTCCGAAATATAATGATGATATTGATTTGTATTCGTAAGATGGGTCTGGATCGAATGCATCATGACATTCAGTCTTTATCCGTTCTAAGATATTATTTACGATTGCTCTTTTCTTTCTTCCTTTTTTATATCCGGAGTATAGTAGGAATCCAGTTGGGATTACTGCTAGTCCCCAACTGGTAGGTGTATTCCAAATGATTAGTAATGGGACGGCGAAAATAATGTAGAAAAGTGCGAATGCGATCACGCATATTTCTTTTTTAGAATGGGTGCCGCCACGGTTTGCATATGCTCCAATCATTATATATGACCTCCATAAACACTTTTTGATATTTTAATCTCTCCAAGTGTATATGGCAAGTCATATATTAATTTGTTATCCCTTTATTCCATCCTTATTGTTGTCGTTATTCATCCTCTTAATTTGCTCCTCTCTTATATTAGGTGCGTGTCTTATGTTTCTATTGCTGCCAGCAAAAATCTCTTTTATTGAACCAGCCATATTGCCAAGCGTGTTTACACCATCACGTCCTCCTAGGAAATTAATTACATGGTCTGGGAGGTATGCTTGTAAGGCAAATGCTGCGGCTACAATGGTTGTGCAACTTCTAGCATAAAGAAGTAAGAAACCTGCGAGGCTAAATATACCTGTAAATGAACTTATTTGTACATTGGTCAGTGCAGCACCGAATAAAAAGTTTAATATAGTACCTATTGCTATAATGGCTACAGAGGCAAAAAAGAATCCGAAAACCATGATAGGTGGTCTTATCATGCTGTCTATTAAATATATATAACCGTAGGCAGCACGACTCCCTCTCTCCTGTGATGTGCCTAGATGAGTTGCCCCCCACAGAGGTCCAGCTGTACATCCGATTAATACACTAATGACCCAGTTACCAATCCCAGTCATCCAGAAAATAAACGGAATAAATGGTAAATAAATAGATAAAGAGAATCCTGCACAAAACAGCAGTAGTAACAGAAAGTATACGGGGGGCGCTAAGGCCTCAAGTAAGGCATTTAGTGTTGAAATAGCACTTGTCGTCAAATCTATGAATTTACCAAATATAGAACTCCCAGTTCCTGAAGTAATAACTCTAGCAGATGTATAAGTAATCCAAATACCCTCTGCAGCGACCATAGTTTTATCACCAATATTTTTCATTTTTATCAGTGGATTAACTTGATTGCTACTTGTTCCCGAATCAGTCCACTCGGTGGCAATATTGTTCGTAAGCCATTGCCCAAACTTCTCTGTGGGCTTGATTAAAGCATCTTGTGGCGTGCTTGTTTTTGAAAGTAGTTGTTCGTCTGCTGAAGTTATAGTACCTAAAGGTGGGGTATAAGTTGAATTCTGCAATTGAGTCTTGTATGCCCCCATAACAGCACTAAATAAATCAGTATCGCCAACTTCCCCAAGTGATGACATTGAAGTTACAGCTGGAGCTCGGTCTGCCAGCTCTGCCAGACGTTGGTTAGCAGTGGCAAAGGTCTGATACCACGCGCCAAGCGTCACCCATCCATAGGTTGTGAGATAAGACTTGAGAGCTTCTTTCCTGGATTGTTCTCCGTTATCAATAGGTAGCGATTTTTGTACAGCACGTTCATACTCGTCGGCTGCTCTCTGAATCCGTGTCTCGATATCCGGCAATGTTCCGTTGCCAGAATTTCTTTTTTCCAGAAATGTTGTCACAAACTCACTGGCAGCGTTGTCCATGTCGCTAATCATATTATCCATGGCTGCACGTTGTGCTGAGATAACACCGCTGTATTCGTTTTTACTGAAGGGATTAAAGAATTTTCCAATCGTCGATTGATCTGTTGTTCCGTTTCCTTCTACTGACAGGCTGGCTGAACCACAGATACCGCTGCCATTGGATACCGTGACAGTGTAATTACCACTGGCGGTTTTAGCTGATTCTGTCATTAGTGAAGTCGAGGATTTGGCCGTCTGATTAAAATCATTTAGTCCTGCGTTAACCGCATACTTACACAGTTCCATTTCAAAAATGCCACGCGCTGCTGTTCGTGTGGATGCCTGAACTGGCTGTACAGTCATTGAATAACCATTTGCGATATTATCAGCGGCAAGTTGCACCATCACATTGGCGGACCCAACCCCCATTATCGATGCGCCCCATAACATAATGAGCTGAGCGATACTCCAGCCATTTCCGGTTGGAACGATCATCAGAAAACCTGCAACGACACTCAGTGTGCCGACGATATCGCGTCCGGTGCTGAATACCTGTCCCTGATGCCCCGAACGCACAACATGACGGATACCAATGAACATAAACCAGACAACGGCAAGTACGGCGATGATACTGTTGAACGCCCCGAACATGCTTCCGATCAGAGAGGGGGCGCTGGTTGACAGTGGATTGGTGACTACATCACCGAATATCGTGACCAGCGCCTGGCGAGACAGATCGTCAGGATTGGTTGCGGCAGACACAATATCCTGATAGGTCACTGAAGCCATTGCCGGCAGTGAGGATATAGCAAGGCCTGCACAGAGTGCGCGAAGTAAAATTTTCACAGTAACTCCGGAATAGAATTGCGTATGGGCAAAGGCCACACAGGATTTAATTAAGGGGGATGGCGACATGCCAGTGGTACTGGCATCTGGACGTGATCAGTATTGTTTACTGGTTACGGCAATTAATGTGGCATTGCGCCAGCCATTGCGGTCGTTCAGAAAATCACGGAAAGTCCCCTGCTCGGGTTCGCTGACTTTTCGTTCATGCAACTGCCAGAGGCGGTATGTAACAATCAGTGATCTGGAAGCACAAAGAGCGACGCCTGACAGTATCAACACAAGAGTGCTGATGGCGCGTACCAGAGTCGTAAGAGGTAATGAAGAGGCGGCAAAGAGCATACCACTGAGAAACAAAGCGATGGCCAGCAGACTCCAGCAACAGAATCGCCATACTGTTCTGCGCCGGCGGAAACGACGATCCAGATCGTCTACTGACATATGGCTGGCCTGCAGAGCTTCTTCCCACGTGAGGTGGAGTTGCGCCTTTTTATTATTTACCTGACGAAATCTGTCCAGCCTGCGTTTTTGTTGTTCCAGCATATGCTGTACAGAATTCGTTATCAGGCGAGTCTCCATCAGAGGAACAAAAATGTTAATAATTCCCCGGGTGGCTATGCGGGTTATGGATGGTGATTTTTTGACGTTTTTCGTCTGGTCTGAATTTTCCGGTAACTTATTCAT